AGAAGGTTTTGCTTATTCAGTATATGAATCATTACAAACAAAAACGCCTTGCATTATTACTCCATTTTTATCAGGAGCTGAACAAATAACACACGGAGAAAATGGATATATTATTTCATTTGATTTAAAAGATATAGATTTAAACAAAATTATTAATAACATTCCGGTGGTTACTTCTTTTACCGAATTAGGAAAAGAGGAGCACTGGATTAATTTTTTAGAAAATGGCAAAAATTAAAGTAATTAAAACAATTACCTTCGATGGTAAAAAGCAACAAACAGGAACGGAAATAACTTTGACTTCGCAAAGGTTAGAAACTATGTTAATCAATTTTAAAAATCAAAAAATTGATCCAAAGTTATACATTGATATTTTAGAAGTTGAAGTACAAGAGAAGCCAAAACCGAAAAGACGTACTAAAAAAGCATAATGTTAAACGAGCTTGTAAAGTATCACAAAGAATTATTATTAATGGCTAAGAAATTTGACCATAATAACTCCGACGACTTATTACAAGACACATACATTAAGCTATACGAAACAGGAAAAAAATTTCACGAAGTAGATTTTGGATATATTTATATCGTAATGCGTTCAATCTACATTAATAAAATCAGAAATACAAAAGAAATACCAGTTGATGACTTTAGTATCTTTGAATTATCAAATGAAGATTACCAAGAGCAAAGAATAAATTTAGATAAGCTCTCAAATGTAGAAAAGCAATTATACTACGCATACTTTGGCAGAAAGATTACGAATGATAAAAACGAAATTATAGCAGAAATTGACGGGGCAAACCTTTCAAAATTAGCACGTGAAACAGGAATCCCTTACAGAACAATTTACACAAGATTTCAACGAATAAAATTAAAACTATGCAAGGACTTGGAGATGCAATCAAAGTTGTAACGGAGGCTTTAGGAATAGAGCAATGTAGCGAGTGCGAAAAAAGGCAATCAAAGTTAAATAAATTATTCCCTTTTAAGAAAGCACAAAAGCCAACGGATGAAGATATGATTTTTTTAACGCAAGTATTCAGCTGGTATGAAGGTTTACCAATTCCGAGAAGTAAAGTAAAAGACATTAGCTATTGCGAGGGCATTTGGTTAAGACTATTCAACGTAAAAACCGATAGTTGTAAAAGCTGCGGAGCTACATATCAAAATAACTATATGAAAGATTTAAAACGATTATGGGAAAACACCAAACAATAAAAATATCAGAAGTTAAACTTAATCCAAACAATCCTCGTTTGATTAAAGACGATAAGTTTAAAAAGTTGGTGCAGTCAATTAAAGACTTTCCTGAAATGTTAGATATCAGACCTATCGTAGTTAATTCCGATATGATTATTTTAGGAGGTAATATGCGTTTTAAGGCGTGCAAAGAAGCCGGACTTAAAGAAGTGCCGATTATTGTAGCTGATAACCTTACAGAAGAACAACAACGTGAATTTTTGATTAAAGACAATACAAGCGGTGGCGAGTGGGATTTTGAAATGTTAGCGAATGAATGGGATAGTGAGCAGTTAGAAGAATGGGGATTGGATTTACCAGGTTTTGAAACAGACGAAGTTTTGGAAGCTGAAGAGGATGATTTTGATGCAGCACCTCCAGAAATACCAATTACAGTTTTAGGAGACTTATACGAAATAGGAGAACATCGTTTACTTTGTGGAGATAGTACAGATAGCGAATTATTACAAAAACTTTTGCAAGGTAAAAAACCTGAATTATTATTAACTGACCCACCTTATGGAATTGATTATGGAGGAATGTTAAAAGGAAAAGGAGATGGAAAGGGAGGTGCTGATAAAAACGGTTGGAAATCTTATGATGCACCTGATTGGGATAAATCAAAACCTGAAAGTGGAGTATTGCAATATCTTTGTCAAATAACAGAAAACCAAATTATATGGGGCGGTAATTATTTTACTGACGATTTACCACCTACAATGGGGTGGTTAATTTGGGATAAAGGTCAAAGAGGTTTTTCTTTAGCAGATGGCGAAATGGCTTGGACTTCATTTAATAATGCTTTGAGAATTAAAGAATATGCAAGGGCAAAAGCAAATCAAGAAGAAAAAAACCACCCTACACAAAAGCCACAAGAAATAATGCAATGGTGTTTTGAATACGCTGATAGACATTCTAAAATTGAAATTAAATTAGTTTTAGACGCTTATTTAGGTTCAGGCTCAACAATGGTAGCATCACACCAACTTAAACGCAAATGTTACGGTATGGAATTAGATCCTAAGTATTGCGATGTAATTGTAAAGCGAATGATTAAACTTGATCCAAGTTTGACAATCAAACGTAATGGAGTAGTAACGAATGACTTTGAATAATGGCATACGATAGAAACAAAGTCTTTGAACAAGCGAAAGAGGTAATAGTAAAACATAAGTTATTCTTCGTGGATGACATCGTGGCTTTTTTGCCTTGTTCAAAGCAAACTTTTTACGAATTCTTTCCTGTCAATTCTGACAAACTTGACGAGCTAAAAGAATTATTAAACCAAAACCGCACAACTTTAAAAGTTTCAATGCGTTCTAAATGGTACACTTCAAATGCTCCAGCTTTGCAAATGGCATTAATGAAATTGATTGCAACACCTGAAGAGTTACGCAAGTTATCAATGAATCACCAAGTAACAGAAGAGGTTGAAAAACCTATCTTTAAACAATTAGATTTAGATGTTACAGAAGACAACAGCACAGAATAAAATAAAAGCATTACGAAAAAGAATAAGGATTGTACAAGGTGGAACATCAAGCTCCAAAACTTTTACAATCCTTCCGCTTTTAATTCAGTATGCGATACAAACTCCAAACTCTGAAATTTCAGTTGTAGCTGAATCAATACCACATTTAAAACGTGGAGCTTTAAAAGACTTTCTTAAAATAATGGATTGGACTAACAATTTTAATCCGAATAATTTTAACAAATCAAACCTAACTTACAAATTTGCAAACGGATCTTATATTGAATTTTTTAGTGCAGACCAACCTGATAAGTTAAGAGGAGCAAGACGTGATATATTATTTATAAACGAGTGCAATAATGTAACCTTTGAAAGTTACCAGCAGTTATCAATCCGTACCAAGAAATTTATTTATTTAGACTATAATCCTACAAATGAATTTTGGGTGCATACAGAATTAATAAACGAGCCGACAAGTGATTTTATTATTTTAACCTACAAAGATAATGAGGCACTTGATTATGCAATAGTTAAAGAAATTGAAAAGGCAAAAGTAAAAGCTGAAACTTCAACCTATTGGGATAACTGGTGGAAAGTTTACGGACTCGGTCAGATAGGTACTTTAGAAGGCGTTATATTTAATAATTGGCAAACGATAGACATTATACCAAACGATGCACGTTTAATCGGTTACGGGCTTGATTTTGGATATTCAAATGATCCAACCGCAATAGTTGAAGTTTACAAATGGAATGATAAAAGAATAGTAAACGAAATCTGTTACCAAAAGGAATTATCAAATAGTCAAATAGCTAAATTTATAACTCAAAAATTACCTACTTATTGCGATAGTGCAGAGCCGAAATCTATTGCCGAGCTGACAAAGTTAGGAGTGCGAGCGTTTGGAGTTACTAAAGGAAGTGATAGTATTAACTTCGGTATTCAAACGATGCAAGGGCAAGAGTATCTTATTACAAAGCATTCAACAAACCTTATAAACGAGCTACGAAAATACGCCTGGGACAAAGACAAAAAGACAGGTTCAAAACTTAACAAACCAATTGATGACTTTAATCACGCAATAGACGCTTTTAGATACCACGAAATGGAAACGATAGGACTCGGGAAGTCAAAGGGAAAATTAATGTTCGGATAATCAAAAAAAAATAAAATAATTACGTTATAATAATATGGAAGTTACTATACCAACATCACTAAAGGAAATTAATTGCTTTCAGCTTCACAAAATTACCGAAGCTGTTAAGCTAATTGATAATGATACGCTTTTGAAAATGACAATCGTGTCAATAGTTTGCGAGTTACCACTTGACAAAGTAGTTAAATTCTCAATGTCAGATATAAACGAAATTGCAGATAGCGTTTTAAACTTGCTAAACTCAAAGCCACCGATTGAACATTTTACAATCGATAAAATAAAATTTGGATTTATTCCAAATCTTGACGCAATGTCAGGATCTGAATTTTTAGACGCTGAAATGTATTTGAACGTAGATATTTTCAAAGCTATGGCTGTTTTATATCGACCGATTAAAAGAGAGAAAAATAAGCTGTACACGATTGAAAAATACAAAGGGAGTGATAAGTATGCCGAGTTAATGCGTAAAGCTCCAGCAAGTGCCTACATAGGTGCAAAGGTTTTTTTTTCGAGTTTAACA